TGTACCAGGTGGCTCTATAGGAGAGAACATACAGTTCCTTCCTTACAAAGAACCAAGTGCAACACTCTATTCTCTTTTAACAACAATAGTTGATGAAGGTAGAAGATTTGCAAGTCTAGGTGATTTAAAAATTGCAGACATGAATAATGAAGCACCTGTTGGAACTACGCTTGCCCTTATGGAAAGACAAATGAAAGTAATGAGTGCAATTCAAGCAAGACTTCATTCATCTATGCACAAAGAATTTAATATACTTAGTGATATTATTGCTAAGTTTACTTCCCCTAGTTATCCTTATTCAGAAAAACCTGATGAGTTTGTTAAAGCAAAAGACTTTGATGGAAGAGTTGATGTAATTCCTGTAAGTAATCCAAACGCCGCAACAATGTCTCAAAGAATTATGCAGTATCAAGCCGCACTTCAGTTAGCACAACAAGCACCTGAGATGTATGATATGCCTGAATTACATAGACAAATGTTAGAAGTCTTGGGAATTGATAACGTAGACAAAGTTATTCCTAATAAAGACGATATTAAACCTACTGATCCTGTTGGAGAAAACATGGACTTAGTAAATATCAAGCCTGTAAAAGCCTTTGAATATCAAGATCATGAAGCTCATATTGCTGTACATATGGCAGGAATGCAAGACCCTGAAATTCAAATGCTTATTGGTCAAAGTCCTTCAGCAGATACCATAGCAATGGCTACCGAAGCACACATTAGAGAGCATTTAGCTTTTCAATACAGGAAAGAAATTGAAGCAGAAATGGGTGCACCACTACCTCCTATTGGAGAACCTCTTCCATCTGATGTTGAAAAAAGATTATCAGAACTTGTTTCTAAAGCTGCTGAGAAAATGTCTCTTCGTAAACAACAAGAGGCTCAACAAGCTGAAGCAATGGCTCAAGCAGAAGACCCAATTGTACAACAAAGAACTAGAGAGCTTGATATCAAAGAAGCTGATATTATGCGTAAAGCAAAAGCCGATGAAAACAAAGCTCAACTTAATAGCGACAAATTAAAAGCAGACGTTATGAAGGAAATGATGAAAGTTAAATCTAAAGAAAAATTAACAGGAACAGAATTAGGTGTTCGTATTGGTGAAGCACTTCTTGAAGCATCTATTAAAGATGGTGATGCTGATGAAAAAGGATTTGCTGAAGGAATTAAACTAGCAATAGAAATTCAAAAAACAATCGAAGAATCTGAATCTAAATCAAAATTATAATGGCAAAGAAAGCATCTAAACCAATAAGAAAAACTACAAAAGGCAAAGGAGCTAATTACAGACCTACGAAGTCTGGTGCAGGAATGACTGAGAAAGGAGTAAAGGCTTATCGTAAAGCTAACCCTGGTTCTAAGTTAAAGACTGCTGTCACTGGTAAGGTAAAGAAAGGTAGTAAAGCAGCGAAGAGAAGAAAGTCTTATTGTGCTAGATCAGCAGGACAATTAAAAAATAGTTCAGCTAAAACTAGGAATGATCCTAACTCTAGGATTAGACAAGCAAGAAGAAGATGGAAATGTTAATATTAATCAACCAAAAGGAAATAATACTATGAAAAAAGCTAAAGGAAAGACTCGTATGATGGGTGGCGGTAAAGCTAAGAAATCATATGCAAGAGGTGGCGTAACCAAAATGAAAGCTGGTAAAGCCGTCAAAGGTAAAAAAAGAGGCGGAAAAAGATAAATAAACATAGGGAGGTTTTATGTCTTATTTAATATCTAATATTCCATACTTTAAAGTATGGGTAAGAAAAGAATTTACGGCTGGTCACGAAAAATATCATGGAGAATTTATTCATGGTTTAGCTGTAGCTGTAAATTGCATTCCTGACAGATCATTATCATTTCAAGTTATATTTACAGGTTGTGAAGATGACGATAATGAATCAAATGTACATGGAGGTGCTATGTGGGCTCGCATGCCCATACAAGGAATGATGGCAGATATTCCTGTGGAAGACTGGCCAGAAAGAATGGAAAATCATTTATGTCAACCATGGGATTGTATGTCTCATCATCACTCAGTTATATCAATAGATAGAGCATCATCATCGCCTTGGTATGCAAAAATAGATGGTGAATTCTATATGGCTAAGTATATATTTACTGTTGATTATACAGAGCATGATATTGCAGATAGTCCTGATCAACATAAGCAAAGTCATTTATTGTATCTAACTGAAGGTCAATGGAAAGGAAACTTAGTTGCTCTTCCAAACAATAGAGTAAGGGTAACAAATCCTGCACTATGGTTAACAGGAAGTGGTGCACCTGACTTTATGCCTAGTCAAGAAATACACAGTAGTGAAGAACATGAAAGTTATACCGATCCTAATATAACCTTTAACAATTTATACAAATAGTGTAATATCAAAAAATGGCTACAAAGAAAAAGACAACAAAGAAAACTAAATCTCGTGTCAACGAAGCAGGTAATTATACTAAACCTAGTATGAGAAAAAGATTGTTTAGTAAAATAAAAGCAGGAACTAAAGGTGGTAAAGCAGGTCAGTGGTCTGCTAGAAAAGCACAACTATTAGCTTCCGAGTATAAAAAATCAGGTGGTGGCTATAAGTAATGGCACTAAAGAAATCCCAAAAGTCTTTAAAAAAATGGACTAAGCAAAAGTGGAAAACTAAAAGTGGTAAACCTTCTGCTAAAACAGGAGAAAGGTATTTACCTGAAAATGCTATTAAGTCTTTATCCTCAAAAGAATACGCATCAACTACTAGAAAAAAAAGAGCAGATACAAAAAAAGGTAAACAATTTTCTAAGCAACCAAAAAAAATTGCAAGGAAAGTTAAAAGCTATAGGTAAATATTCCGTAGAGAATATTTAAATAGTTCTTGTAATATTGATTTTATAGGTTTAATAATTATATTATAATAAACGAAGGTTTAAAATGAAATTTATATTACTAACAGTTGCAAGTTTATTTTTAGTTACAGGATGTGCTAGTTCAAACATATCTTTAACTGCTAATATTCCTGAGTCTCAAGAAATTGATATTCGCATAACAACTGAAAATAAAAATTCTGACTAGTTAATATCTGAGGGAGACAGATGGCAGAAACACAATTTAGTCTTTTGAGAAAAAAGATTCAATCAGAAAGAAATCAAATTGAAGAACGCATTGTCGAAGGAAGTGCTAAAGATTATTCTGAGTATTTACATTTAACAGGTATTATAAAAGGTCTGTCTGTAGCGGATAGAGAAATTTCCGATATGGAAGCTAGGTTTATGGAGGAATAAATGAAAGTAACCGACAATAGAGTTTCAAAGAAAAAAGAAGAAGATGAAATAAACGAAGGCTTCATAAGCAACGAAATGCATGAAACTATAAAAAATAAAGCAGAAATTGCTAAAGAAGCATTACTTAAAAAATCAGAAGAAGCTACAGCTTCTCAATTACCTGAACCGAAAGGTTACAGAATTCTCATTGCACTACCTGATGTTTCTTCAAAAACACAAGGTGGTATATACAAGCCTGATGACATGATGCACTCGGAAGAGATAGCCACTGTTGTTGGATTTGTTATGAAAATGGGTGCAGAATGCTACGATGATAAAAAGAAATTTTCGTCAGGTGCGTGGTGTCAAGAGGGAGATTGGGTTGTTTTCCGTGCTTTTACAGGAACAAGATTAAAAATACATGGAAAAGAATTCAGAATTATTAACGATGACAACGTAGAAGCCGTTGTTCAAGACCCAAGAGGAATAGAAAGAGTATGACAGATACACAAACAAACGAAGCAGAAAGTTTCGATAATATACCTGAAACAGATACTTCAGCAGAAGATAGATTTTTTGGTCTTAAATCTTCAGTAGGTATTGATAAAGAATCCAATATTGAAATAGAGGTAGTAGACGATAGACCTTTAGAAGATAGAAAACCTCCGAAAAAAAATAACGAGGATAGCGAAATAAATGATCTATCTGAAAATGCAAATAAAAGAATAAATAAATTAAAGTATGATTATCATGAAGAAAGAAGGCAGAAAGAAAAAGCAGAACGGCTCAGAGATGAAGCTGTTAGTTATGCTAAAAATGCCGTTACTGAGAACGAAAGACTTAGTAGACTTCTTGGTACAGGACAACAAGAACTTGTTAAACAAGCAAAACAAAAAGCAGAATTTGCGAAACAAGCCGCTACGCAAAACTACAAGAAAGCCTATGAAGATGGTGACGCTGACGCTATTGCTAAAGCTCAACAAATTCTTACAGAGGCAACTTTTGCAGGACAACAAGCAGATACCTTACCTCAGCAATTAGCTAATCAAGTTTTACAACAGGAACAAGTTGAATTAAGAAATAATCCTGTTCAGCAACAACCTGTTCAAGAGCAACCTGTTGCACCTCAACCTGATGCAAAAGCAGTTGCTTGGCAAGAAAATAATCAATGGTTTGGTGTAGACGAAGAAATGACTAATTTCGCATACGGAGTTCACTCAAAACTTATTAAAGAAAATGTTGATCCTACATCAAAAGAGTATTATGATCGTGTTGATCAAAGGATGAGGGAAATTTTTCCTCAAGAATTTGAAACCGAAGATTCATATCAGGAAGTAGCAGAGCCTGTAGAGTCTCGCAAGTCGCCAACTCCTCCACCTAATGTGGTAGCTCCTGCGACTAGAAATAACGGAGCAAGACCTAGTAAGGTCAAATTAACTGCTACTCAAGTTTCTCTCGCTAGGAAACTTGGAATTACACCTGAACAATATGCGGCTGAACTTATAAAGGAAAGAAGATAATGACAAAACAAGACATTAACGACAAAAACCAAAAACAAGATCAAATTGAAGCAGAAGTGCTTGAAGCCACAGAAGTTGCAGGTGATAGCCGCACTCCACGAGAAACTAGTGGAAGTAATCAAAGAGCAGACACGCAGCGAACTCAAGCGTGGCAACCACCATCAGTTCTTCCTGATCCCAAACCTCAAGATGGTTGGGTATTTAGATGGATTAGAACTGCTACAGTAGGACAATCAGACAACCCTAATGTCTCATATAGATTTAGGGAAGGATGGGAAGCCTGTAAATCAGAAGACCATCCTGAATTACAGATCATGAGTGATCAAAATTCAAAATGGGCATCTGATGGATGTATCGAAATAGGTGGTCTATTATTATGTAAAGCACCTGCTGAACTCGTGAAATCGAGACAGGAATACTATGACAAGTTAGCCGTTCAGCAAGTTGAGTCTATAGATAATAATTATCTTAGAGAAAGTGATCCTAGAATGCCAATGCTAGAACCGCAAAGGAATTCAAGGACTACATTCGGTAAACATTAATTTTAATTACGGAGTAATAAAATGGCTACAAAAGCAACCCCAATGGGTGCAGAGCCAGTAGGTACTACTTCAGCAAGCGGCTCATTTAGTGGAAAAACAAGATATATTCCAATTAAATCAGCAGAAGGCACAAGCATCTTTTATGGTGATTTTGTCAAACTTGTTTTAGCAGGAGGCGTTGTAACAGTGGCAAAAGACACTGGTACTACAACACTCACACCTGTTGGTGTCTTTTTAGGATGTACATATACTGATCCTAATACAAAACAAACTACTTTTGCCCAATCTTACAATACATCAATTGCAGCTGATGATATCAACGCTATCGTACTAGACGATCCAAATGTTGAATTCAGAATGCAAGCAGATGGTGCTGTAGCAAAAGGCAAAATCGGCAGTAATATAGCAGTTGTGCAAACAGCTGGTTCAGCAGACCTCGGAAGAAGCAAAAATGCTTTAGACGCATCTACTGCTGCTGTAACAAACACTTTACCAATTCGTATACTTGGATTCGTTGAAAGCGGAGAAAGCACACCAGGAGATGCATTTACTGATCTTATTGTGAAATTCAACGCAGGAATGCACGCATACGACAAGCCTTTAGGCACATAGGAGAATAAGATATGGCAATTTCAAGAGCCCAAATGCTCAAAGAGCTACTTCCAGGTCTAAACGCTTTGTTTGGTTTGGAATACGAAGGTTACGATTCAGAGGATAAAGAAATTTATGAAACTGAAAATTCTGATCGTTCTTTCGAAGAAGAAGTAAAACTCTCAGGTTTCGGTCAAGCACCTGTGAAAAATGAAGGAGCAGCAATGACTTATGATTCTGCTCAAGAATCTTTCACTGCTAGATACACTCATGAGACAGTTGCACTAGGTTTTGCAATTACTGAAGAAGCAATGGAAGACAATCTTTACGATAGTCTTTCTAGCCGATACACTAAAGCACTAGCTAGAGCAATGGCTTATACTAAGCAAGTAAAAGCAGCGTTTCCTTTAAACAATGGTTTTACAAACACTTATCAGTCAGGCGATGGCGTAAATTTATTTACTGCTGTTGGTGATGGCGTAGCAGGCGGTGGTGGTCACCCTCTAGTAAATGGTGGATTCAATAGTAATCGACCTGTTACAGGAGCAGACCTAAACGAAACTTCCTTAGAAGCTGCGATCATCAGTATCTCAGGCTACACCGATGAGAGAGGACTATTAGTTGCAGGTCGTGCAAGAAAACTTATTGTACCACCAAATCTAATGTTCGTAGCTCAAAGGATTCTAGCTACTGATTTAAGACCTAATACTGCTGATAATGATATCAATGCAATTAAATCATTAGGAGTAATTCCTGATGGTTATTCAGTTAATCACTATTTAACTGACACAAATGCATTCTATCTACTAACAGACATACCAAATGGTATGAAACATTTTGTTAGAACACCATTAGAAACAGGAATGGATGGCGATTTCGACACAGGTAATGTGAGATATCGTGCTAGAGAAAGATATAGCTATGGCGTATCTGATCCTCTAGGCATCTATGGAAGCCCTGGTTCTTCATAGGTTTTAGAAGATAAAAATTAAGTATTCTCTAGGGAATATTTATTTTGGAGGAGAAGCACTTGCTTCTCCTCTTTTTTTTGTGTATCTTTAATACTTAAATGAATCACTTGACTAACTTCGGTTAGACAACCCAACGACAAGGAGATTATATCATGGGTAAAACAACATTTTCAGGTCCTATTAAAGCAGGAACTATTAACGACACAACAGGTACTGTAGTAGGAACAGACGTTACTAACGTAGGTTTTGTTACAATGGCACAATCAAAATTAGTAAACATCACAGGTGCAAGTCAGCTTAATCAAAGAGTTGCAGTTGTTCCTGCAAACTCACAAATTGTAGATGTTATTTTAAACGTAACAACTGCTGGTAATGATGGTGGAGCAGCTACTATTGATGTAGGAACTTCAGCAGACGCAGATGCTTTCTTAGATGGC